AGCCAGTGTGAAATAACGATGATTACAGTGACCTCTCATGCAAGTGAAAGTGTCATTAACAAGGCATTTTCAGTGCTGTCAGAATACTACAGTGGCAAAAAGGTATATCAGGTAATAAAACCGCATCATTATTTTTCTGTGCATGTCTCTTATCGCTGGCGATTACTGAGCAAAGATAAGGGGCGGCACTGGGAGTTAATGACGCATGAACGATATAACAAGCAATACCGAATATAGTTTTTGCCTTTGACACATTTTTATATCTGGATTAATTATGAATGCCACAATACAGCAGGACGTTGTGCGCCGGCTCGTTCAGGATTTTGAATTCAAGGAACGGGATAAATATTTGCAGCAGGGCGTATGTCCCAAATGCCATAAACGCGAATTATTCACCAGCATAGAAAAGCCCTGGATCCTGAAGTGTGGCCGTGAAAACAACTGCGGCCATCAGGTTGTTGTTAAAGAGCAGTATCCGGAAATCTTTGAGGACTGGTCAAAGCGCTACCAGACCACGTCTGAAACCCCACACGCCGCAGCTGAGGCGTATTTACGTGAGGCACGGGGGCTGGACACTGAGCCGCTCAAGGGTTGCTTTACCCAGGGGGCATTCGCCAAAGACAACATGGGTTCGGCTACGGTCAAATTTAAACTGGCGTGTGGTGCGACTTGGGAGCGCATTATTGACCAGCCTCAGCGCTTCGGTAAGCAGAAAGCGAACATCAGAGGAAGCTATGTTGGCCACTGGTGGGTTCCGCCGTCCGTGAACCTGCTGGAAGTGAATGAAATCTGGATCACCGAGGGCATATTTAACGCGCTGAGTTTGTGTCAGGCGGGTTTACCTGCTGTGGCCACACTGAGTAGCAACAATTACCCACTGGCGGCGCTGGATACCCTGGCCAAGGAGCTGGGCGAGAAACCCCGCCCACGCCTGATATGGGCGTTTGATGGCGACAAAGCCGGCACTAAACACACTCTGGCCTTTGCTGCCCGTAGCGAGGAAGCCGGCTGGAAGGTTCGCGCGGCGCAGCCAGTGAAATCATCCTCCAGTCTGGACTGGAATGACCTGCTATTACGTGGCCGGTTCAGCAAATCGGACATCAAAAATTATCGTTACTATGGCGATCTCCTGCTGGCGAAAAGCCCGACAGAGAAAGCGTTGCTCATGCATCAGCACAATGAGTGGCACTCTTTCTATTTTGAGCATAACTCCCGCATGTACTGGTTTGAGCTGGATCTGGACAGGTACATGCGAGCTTATGAGCGCATCACCAACACCGGCACCGAAGTGGTGATGGAGTGGGAGGCCAAAGAACGAGCTGTTAAAGAGTCTGGCGGCGTAACTGAAATCGCCAACTGCTGGCTGACGCCGCTTTACTTCCAGCGGTCTGAACCTACGGACGAGTCCTGGTATTACGTTAAGGTCAATATGCCGAACCGGCCAGCCGTGAAAGACACCTTCACGGCCAATCAGCTCACCAGCTCCGCCGAGTTCAAAAAGCGTCTGCTGCACATCGCCAAAGGGGCGGTGTACACCGGAAGCACCAAGCAGCTGGATAAGTTCATCCAGATGCGTCTGCCTGAAATCAAAGAAGTTAAGACGCAGAATTTCATCGGATATAACAAAGATTATGCCGCCTGGTTGTTTAACCGTGTGGCCGTGTGTGGTGGCCGGCTGTATGAGATGAACGACGAGGATTATTTCGAAATCAACAGCGCCAGCGTCAAAAGCCTGAGTCTCACACCGGCGCTGGATCTGAATCCGAAGCTGAACGAATTCACCACGGGCTGGGTTGATGATATCTGGACGGCGTTTGGTGAAAAAGGGTATGTGGCGCTGGCGTTCTGGCTGGGGTCGCTGTTTGCTGAGCAAATCCGCGAGCGTGACAAGTCTTTCCCGTTCCTTGAAATCGTGGGTGAACCCGGCACAGGTAAATCCACGCTGATTGAATTTCTCTGGAAGCTCGCCGGCCGTGAAGAATATGAAGGTTTTGACCCGTCAAAATCGACCGCAGCCGCGCGCGGTCGTAACTTCGCGCAGGTTGGTAATCTGCCGGTTGTATTGATTGAGGGCGACCGTACTACCGATAACGCCAAACAACGTGCTTTTGACTGGGACGAGCTTAAATCACTGTATAACGGCCGCGCCTCCCGTGCCGTGGGCATCAAATCGAACAATAACGAGACCTACGAGCCGCCTTTCAGGGGCAGCATAGTGATAGCACAGAATGCCGACACAGACGGCAGCAAGGCGTTTCTGGAGCGTATTATCCATATCTATACCGACAAACGCGGCCAGTCCATCCAGACCCGCTATGCCGCCGAACGCCTTGAGCAGATACCTGTCAGCCAGGTATCCGGTTTTACGCTGCTGGCCATCATGCGCGAAAAAGAAATCATGGAAGCGTTTGGCCGGGGCTACGAACGCGCCCGTGGTGAGCTGGAGACTAATACCAATATTCGCCATATTCGTGTCGCCAAAAACCACGCGCAGCTGGTCGGATTACTGGAAGCGCTTGCGCTGGTTGTGCCGGTACCGGTGGAACGTATTGAGAAGACCCGCGAGGCCATTACTGCGTTGGCCGTGGAACGTTGCCAGGCACTTAAAAAGGATCACCCACTGGTACAGGAGTTCTGGGAGCTGTTTGATTACCTCGACGAGCTGGCGCCGCACGGCATTAACCATTCCTCTGATGAAGGGGAGATTGCAGTCAACTTTAACCATCTGGAAGAAGTCGCCGCCGCTCACCGGCAGCGCATTCCGTTCACGCTAACCGAAATAAAAAAGCTGCTTAAAAACGGCAATGAGCGCCGTTTTATCGACACCAAAACCACGCGCAGCGCAGTGAGTGAGCGCCATAACCGTGGCAAAGGTGAAATGCAAAGAATGCCGGAAACCTTCCGGTGCTGGATTTTCCGCAGGGAGAAATAGTTATGTCAGAGCAAAATTACGAGCAAAGGTCATTAAAACTGCTGGGGGTAACAGCCAGACTGCAAACGCTGATGATTAATCAGCGCATTACCCCTCTTGAGCTGGTTAACTGCGCCAATGCAGCCCGTGCAATGTATTTGACGGCTACCAGCAACAAAAAATACGAGGTAACAGGCTTGGTTTTTTGTGATTTTTGCGACAGAGATAGTAGCGAAAAAGGGATGTTACTTATTGCAGGATCGCGGAATACTCACATCTGCTCTGAATGCGTGAATATTTGCCGCGAGACGCTTGATAAAAAATGGCCTGGCGGGGAATGAATCCTCGCCAGAAGGTTCAGGCGGCGATGCCGGCCTTTAATAAATCCAGCGTCATTTGCTTCTGTTCAGGCGAGAAGGAATTAAGGATCGTCTGCACCATCAAGTCCCCGGTTTTGGCGCTGGGGCTTAAAGTGTGTGAGAACGTCAGGTTAAGCACGAACGTATGGCCACACTCCACGTCTGAACAGGCGCAGTAAATATCTGAAATATGCGGGTGCTTGGGATTCGTCTTTTTGATGATCGCTTTTGCCCCGCACTCCGGACATTTTACTTTTAGTACCCGCATATTCCGCGCTCCATGACCCTGAAAACGCCTATATTTTAGCCTTTTTGGGGGCATTAATCACCTTCCAGCTCGCTGTCTTTCAGGAAATTCAGGTACAAATGCTGTGGAATATCGGCCTGATTAGCGACAGCCGCCGCAAACATGCGCTGAATGGGTAAAATTTCAGCCTTACGGTAGGTTTTAGCCGCTTTCTCAATATCTCCCATCACTGCGCCGTTCGTCGGGATAATCCCCGCCAGCCCGGCCGGGAAGCGATGCGCGGTCAGAACGTCCTGGGCGCTGATGCTCTTGATGTTCTGAAACTCATCTTTTGCGCTGATGTCGCCAATCGGGATAAATTTAATGCCATCCGGATCGCCTTTGGGGATGTTCACGAACATGGTGCTGAAGTTCCCGATCCCCTTTGACTGTTCCAGCTTGCTGATAATCTCTTCTTCCACCTCATCGGTCATATTCGGGTCATTGGAATAGATAATGCCCCCGGTATGTGCGCCGTTGTGGTAATAGCGGCGGCGGAAAATTGTCGCTTCACCGTTCAGCAGAGCGGAGTGAATGCCGCTGATGTAATCCGGCAGGCCATAGACAGCCTGCTGCGGATCGTACTGTTTCAGGAAAATGATATCTTCTGCCGGGTAAATCATCGGTTCAGCCTGTTGCAGAACGACGAATTCGCCTGTTTTACGCTGGCGGGTGTACAGCGCCGGCAGCGGATACAGCGCCACCACATCCCCCCATCCGTTACGCACTTTCAGAATGGCCACATCACCGAACGTCAGCCAGTCGAATACGGCTGCGCCGAGCTGCTCATGCATCAGCCCGCCATTCTCATAGTTAGCCGTCACCATGTTGCGGCGGGCATACAATACACCGCCGTGCTGTGCATTGAGGTTAACCAGCTGCGCCAGCGCCAGCCGGTCAATCGGCAGCGTCCAGTGCTCTGCCTCGTTGTCGTACCAGACATCGGTATAGTTTGTGCCGGTGGTCAGAATGGGTTCAGGTTTACCCAGGCTGATAAGGCTCATATGACGCGGTTTTGGGGCGCTGCGGCGCTCCCGGAATTTGCGTTTCTTCATGCTGCTTTCCCTAAGTTTCCCCAGCGGGATTTGCGCTGGTTTCCGTAATTGAGTGGTTCATTGTCGATAGCGTGGGCGATAGCCCAGAAACTGTCTGCGTGGCCTGTCTCTGCTGTGCGGTCAGCGACGAACGTCATGGCGTTGCCGCTGGCCGTGGACGTGCGGCGGATGGTCATAAAGCTGGCGGCGATTTCCGTCTGCTCCTTATCCCATTCCACGCGGCCGTCTTCGATAACGTCGATCATCTTCATCACCAGGCGGTTTTTGGTCTCGACACCGTAGCGGATAGCGACAGTCTGACGCATGGCAAAGTGCTGAACGTCTTCATAGACACCGCTACCCAGCCCTGTGATATCAATGCCGATATAGGTCATGTTGTACTGGCCAAACAGCTTCTTAATCTGTGCCGCCTGCCACTTCCAGTTCATCCCCTGCCAGTGAAAGACCCGGAGTACGCGGAAGTTTTCAACGGCCAGTACGGGAGGCGCGATAATCACAAAGGTGGATGTGTCGCCGCTGCGTGCCGGGTCATAGCCCGCCCACACCTCGCGGTTGCCGAACGGTCGGGGCAGGTTTTCGTCATGGTCTTCCCAGGTGGCAGGATCCACACAGCAGCGCTCAACATGGGAAAACGAAAATACGCTGTCCTTACTGTCCACAAACACGCACATGTAAAGCATGTTGAACGTATCGCGGTTGTAGCGGTTGCGTAGCTTCTCGATGCTGGCCAGGTTAAAGCCACCGGCGATCGCGTCTTCCATCGTGATGATGTAGCGCCACTGACCGTCCGGGCAGAGGCGTCCGCCGTCACGCAGCTGCTTCTCTGTCGGAAATTCGACCCGGGCGCGTTTTTTGTCGCCGCGCTTCCATTCTTCCCCCGTCCAGAACGGGTATGCCTGGTGGGTTTTGCTGCTGGGCGTGGAAAAGTAGGTGGTGCGCCATTTGTCGTGCGTGGCCATCGCACTGGCCACTTCGTTAAGTTTGGCGAAGTTCGGCACCCAGAAATATTCGTCACAGTACAGGTGGCCGCTGTAGGACTGGGCGGTATTCTTGTTGGTGGAAAGAAAGCGCAGCTCCGCGCCGTTGGACAGGCGGATGGGGTTGCCGCTGAGTTCCACACCAAAATACTTCTCTGCGATGTTCACGATGTAGCTGCGAAAGACTTCCGCCTGGGCTTTGGATGCCGAGAGGAAGATTTGCGGATCGCCCGTCATCACCGCATTTTCAAACGCTTCTATTGCAAAATACCAGGTCGCACCAATCTGGCGGCTTTTCAGGATGTTCCTGATTTGCTGGTGAAGATTGGCACGCAGGTGCTTCTGATACCCAAAGAGGGTCTCCTGCGCGAACCGGTCAAAGTCCTCCTGGGTGAGCTTACTGATATCGTTCTTTTTGTATTTTCCGCGTTTACGCGATTTTTCTCCGTCGCCGGACTGTCGCGGCGCAGCTGCATCGTCGTCGCGATGTTTAATTTCGGCCAGCTTTTCCTGATGCTTGTTATGCTGCGCACGCAGTTTCACCAGATGCGCGACAAGGCTGTCGAGTTCGCGCAGCTCCAGCTCCGATTTACCTTCACGCAGCGTCAGCGACTGCACGCGACGATTGAGTGCGTCTTCCGTAGATTCATGGCTGAGCAGTTCCGCCCAGGCATATTTCTCCGCCCAATAATAAACGATACGCCGGTTAGGTAGATTAAGTTCGCTGGCTATTTCCTGCGGGGTATAACGTTTCAGGTATAGCGCCCTTGCCACTCCTTTTAGTTCTTCGCTGTATTTCGCCATCGGCTTCCTTGCCTTTATTCCTGCCTTTGTTAATAAGCGAATTATTCAGCAATTCAGCCGTAAATTTTGAAAATTAATTCTGCTTAATTCGGTTAACAGGTATATCCGAATTTCTCCGAAATAACTGGAGTGCGTGAGCGTCTTTTATTGGTGATACTGAAACTCGCAGCATGAACGGAGGCAATATGTCAGGTTCACAACTGGCAACAAACTGGATTTGTATCGCCACTGCGGGTGAAACGGTGGATAAGCGCACCATTGAAGAACAATGGTTACTTGATGCCGCTGAATTATATGACCCTAGTTTATACACCGCGCTGTTATGGCCGGAGCATACCCGTAACTTCGGGAATATGGGGGAAGTGCTGGAAGTAAAAGCCGAGCGGGATGATGAAGGTATTCTTCGTTTATATGCCCGACTCTGTCCGGCTATTGCGTTGCTTCAGGCGAATGCGAAAGGGCAGCTTTTATTTTTATCACCGGAGTTTACACCGGACGGCAATTTCAGAAATACAGGGAAAACCTATCTGGAAGGGCTGGCTGTTACTGACAGCCCGGCCGGAGTAAATACCACACGGCTACGTTTCAGCCGCACAGAAGGAAAACGCGTGGGGCCATATAAGCCGCTGGCGTTTGATGAAGTCAGGGAATTTAAAAAGGAAAAGGGAATGTCTAAAGCAGAGAAAAAAGGCTGGCGTCATTTTTTCAGTATCGAAGAACCAGAACAGACTCAGGAGCCAGATCCGATTCCGTCTGATGCATTGCAGGCGCTGGCGGATGCGCTGGCCGCACTGGAAGACCGTGTCAGCGCCATTGAATCCGCTATGACCGATGTGCAGGACGATGTGGATACCGTGAAAGAGGTGGTGGATACCGAAGATTTCGCGCGTCTGGTTGGCAACCTGCCGGAGCTGGTAAAGGGCTTCAGCAAGCTGAATGAGAAAGTCACTAAGCTGCCGAACAAGCAGTTCAGCAAGGGCAAAAAAGGCTTCAACTTCCTGTAAGGGATGATGCTGATTTTCTTTAAGGAAAATGAATATGCAATTGAATGCAAAAGCCCGTCAGTTTCTGCGTCAGTACCACACCGGACTGCGTGAATCCTACGGTGCTAATGAAGATGACCGCTGGTTTGCGCTGACCGACCCGAAAGAGACCCAGCTTCGCAATGCGTTGATGGAACAGTCTGACTTTCTGAATCTGATCACTGTTGCTGATGTTGACCAGTTACAGGGGCAGGTTGTGCCGGTTGGCAGTTCTGGACTGTATACCGGGCGCGTACTGGACGGTCGTTTCCGTAAAAAAGTGGGCGTCAGCGGTAATGATTACAAGCTGGTCGAAACTGATTCCTGTGCGGCGCTGACCTGGCAACTGCTGTCTGTCTGGGCGAATGCCGGCGATGAAGGTGAGTTCTTCCAGCGCGTGCAGGAGTTTACCAACCAGTCCTTTGCGCTGGATATGCTGCGTATCGGCTTTAACGGTAAAACCATTGCGGAAACCACGGACGCCGAGAAGAACCCGAACGGCGAAGATGTGAACAAGGGCTGGCACCAGATCGTCAAAGAGTGGAAGGATGGCCAGCAGATTATCACCGATTCGGTTGTGCTGGACGGTGACGGTAAGGGTGATTATGTGTCGCTCGATGCGATGGCATCCGACCTTATCAACGCCAAAATCCCGGCACAGTACCGCAATGACCCGCGTCTGGTGGTGCTGGTCGGCGCTGACCTGGTGGCGGCTGAATCTTTCCGCCTGTACCAGAAAGCGGATAAGCCGACCGAGAAGATCGCCGCCCAGCTGCTGTCTGACAGTATCGCCGGCCGCACGGCTTACGTCCCGCCGTTTATGCCGGGTAAACGTATGATCGTCACCACGCTGCC